CCGCGGTGTTCGTGGCGTGCACGAAGATCCTCTCGGCGGTCAGGCTGAAGGCCGACAACAAGAAGATCTCGCTCAAGTTGCCCACCGAGGAGGTGTTCATCCAGACCTGTTACAACAACGCGGCCCGAGACCTCTACAAGGATCCGTACATCTTCCACGAGGAGCAGTCCGAGTACGTTCGCGACGATACCCTCACGGCTCGTTTCAGCGTCGTCATTGAGAACACTGTCAAGGAGCTCATCCCGGTGCAGCAAATCTTGCAGACCTATATGTCCCAGGAGACGCGTGATATTTCCCTCGACGGCGAGGTTCAAGACAGCGAAGACCCCGAGGTGATGGATATGGGCGAGGGTGACCTACCGGAAGACACCGAGGACAGGCCGGAGGGCGAAGAGACCGCCGAGGGCGAGGCCGCCGTGGAGGGCGAAGAGACCGCCGCCGAGGGCGAGGCCGCTGCTGATCCCGCTCCCGAACCCCAGCTGACCGGTCTCGAGAACGAGTTCAAGACCGTCCCGGGCGTCCAGGCGCCCCCGCTCGATGACCCTCGACCGGAAGAGTACCAGCCGCCGCCCGCCGCGCCGCCGCAGGAAGACGGGGTATTATTCGGCGACGCTCCCGACAGGGGGCCGAAAAAATATCCTCGCTATAATTAAATATGGAAGGTGATCTCTCCAATTATTTGCGCGACCCCGTCTCCGCCGCTCTGATCGCGGCCGGTATCACGGCCGGGTACATCCACATGAAGGCGTACCTCAACAACGAGGGAAAGCTCGAGATGAATAAGTACACGAAACCCGCGACGCTGAACGCCATCCTCGTGTTCTTCATCGTGTCAGGCGGGATCGGTAAGCGGGAGTCCATCTCCACTGAACCCTTTTAAACTTAAAGATTAGACATGTACAATAAGAAAATGGCGTCCGTCACCGCGTTCAACGACATGATGAGTCAGTTTCTTGTGGAACTTCACAAGACGTTTCCAGAAGAGAAGGGCATCAAGAAGATGCTGACGTCGTTCGACGTCCTGAAGAGCACGAACCCCCGCATGGTCGTGGACGGCTTCATGAGCGGCGTCTCGCCGTACGCCAGTCAGATTTCCGCCAGGGACGACAAGTTCCTCCTCGAGGAGTGTGACAAGATCGACTTCCTCAAGGATCTCGACCTCGCGTCCTATTGGCAGAGGATGTCCGCGAACACGCGCGAGGCCACCTGGCAGTACCTCCAGACTCTGTACATGCTCGGCACGACGATCACCGCGCTTCCCCCAGAGCAGATGGCGCAAATCGAAGCTCTCGCGCAGGGCGTCGCCGCGAAGATGCAGGACGAAGGAGGCGAGCTCAACGAGGACGCGCTCATGAAGATGATGGGCAGCATGCTCGGCGGGCTCGGAAAATAACCTGGCTATATACTAAATGGTGAAGGTGTGGTTCGACGATCCACGCCAGCTCGTTGACGAAAAGAATTTTTTACAGTTTTGGCCGAATAGCAAACAAACCCCAGAGGAGAGGATCAACGCCGCTTCGAGGTTCATCGTCTACACCTCCGCGATCCTGTACGTCATTCGACGCGACCCCCGCGTGTTCGTCCTTGGACTCACGATTCTCGGCGTGGTGTACGTGCTGTACAAGTCCAAGATGGTCAAGGAGACGTACGCCGCCGCGCCGATAACGGGCGAGCCCGCGTGCCAGAAGCCCACGATGGACAATCCCATGGCGAACGTGCTCATGACCGATTACGGCAGCGCGCCGAACCGACTCGAGGCCTGTTACTATCCTTCCGTGAAACCCTGGGTGCAGAGGTACACCAGCGACCGCATTCCTTACGACAGCGGTCGCTCCAGGACCTCGATGCCTCAGTACTTGCGAAACGCGATGGAGCGTCAGTTCGTGACCATGCCCGTGTCGAATATCCCAGGAGGACAAACGGAGTTCGCGGAGTGGTTGTACGGCCCGAAGAACGGTCCGATGTGCAAGAGCAATTCCAAGTTCTGCAGTCCGAACGCCAGGGGCGTCCAACTCGATGCATTTTCAGGACTCGGCGGAGACGGTGATAGAAGATAAAATCTCACGTAATAGTAATAATGGCGTATCAGCTCCAACCCGGTCTCTCCATCGTCCAAAACAGCGGCGCCCTCCCTCCCGTGTCCGCGACTGACGAGGTCTTCGTCTACCCTCAGCCCAGCGGGCTCAACTGCGGCGGATGCAGGCCCAACACCATGCTCTACGGCACCGCGCCGTACAAGGCTGGCAAGGGCGCTCCCGCGCAGCACATCGACGTGAGCGATCGTCTCCGTCCTCAGAGCACGTCCCGCTTCAACAAGCACCTCGTCGAGACGTACGATCGTAACTACTTCCCCCTGAATAACATGGAGTGCAAGCTCCCTCTTCGGTCGATGTCGTACGAGCCGGCCAGCACCCGCGCGGAACTTCAGAACAATCTGTTTCAGCAAAGATATCTCAAAAAATAAATGTTAATACAAAGTAAGAATGGCCGATCCGATCTCCTTAATGGCGGTGGCCGGCCTCGTGTACGCGGGTCGTAACTTGAGCACGAACAGCAAACCACCTGAAGTTACTACCGAACCTGTATTCATGAAGAAGCCCCTCGTCGTGGAGGAGGATAATTTCGAACCCCCCGTGGAAGTCGAGCACAAGCGGGAGATGGCCAATTTCGGTGACATCGCCAATCAGTCCCGGTCCAGCGGTCAAGAGATGTCCGGCATGCGAAACCGCATGTACGACCACGGGCGAATGAACAACCTGAGCCCGATCGAGAAGGAGCTCGTGGGTCCGGGTCTGGGCGTGGGACCGAACGTCCCGGCGGCCGGCGGCTTTCAGCAGATGCTTCGCGTGAACCCGGTCAACGTCGGTGAGTACAAGCTCACCACGCTTCCAGGGCGAACCGGTCCCGCCGCCGACCAGACCGGCGGTAGGTCAGCGATCGTCGGCCAGCTCACGCACAACAAGCCGGCCACCACCGCGCACCTCCCCTCGCGCCTTCCTAGCATGCCCGGCCGCGCGCAGGGCATGACCGGCGTCGTCCCTCGCAACGAGCACGAGCGCACCAAGCGCACGACGAATCGTTCGCAGACGGGCTACCGAGGCGACGGTCTCGAGTTCGCTCCAGCGAAGCGCGTCGTGTCCAGTCTCACCTCGGCGCAGGATCCCACCCGGTTCAAGAGCGATAACAACGGCGCGCAGTACATCTACAACAATCAGCCCGCGCCCGGCATCTCCAACTTCAAGGGCGGCTACACCAACACGGCCGCCGCGCAGATGACGGCTAAGAACAACGCGCAACTGATGAAGTACGGCTTCAGGCCCGAGGACAAGCGCGGCAAGCCTAACCGCGCCGGTAACCCCGGCAGGATGAACGTCCGCGAATCGGCGCTCAAACAGGGCGGCGCCGTGACCGCCGTGCGAAGCGACACGAGCCGCGTCGACGGGCGATTCGCGACTCCGAACGGCGGGTGGATGCAGAACTACCAGCAGAAACCCTTCCACCAGTTCAACGCCTACAAGGGCCAGGGCAACCCCCACGCCAAGAGCCAGAACCTGGAGATCGCCAAGAGGCAGCTCGCGAACAACCCGCTCGCGCACCGATTCTACGAGTAAATGTATCATTCACGTGTATGCAAAAACATTCATTAAAATTCTGACCGTATTTTAATGAGCGTTCATCAGTTGACGATAGACAGCGGTCAGCGCGATCCCTCGCTGTACCCGAACCCGAACGACTACACCGTCGAGCTCGAAAAACCTATCTACAACGTCTCGAATATCAAGTTGGTTAGCGCACGGATTCCCACGCCGCAATTATTGATCAATGATACCAACGGACGACTCACGTACGAAGTCCAGATTAGGAACCAGACGACGGGGGAACTTTTACCACTGGGAAACCAACAAACTCGGACGGTGCAGCAAGGAAACCATGACGGAACGAGTTTAGCCGCCGAGCTGACCACTTTGAACCTGCACGGTAACCAAATAAACATCAACCTGACGTACGATGTGGCCAAGAACATGTTCAGTGTCGGACCCGCGACTTACGTGAATCCGGTGACGGTTACCATCGGAGGCGTGACACACACTCACGTGGTCGAACACGTGACGCTCATTTTCACGGGCCAGGAACAGTTGCCCGACACGCTTCACCGAATTTTAGGTTTACCCGCGACGACCTTTACGATATATAACAATCAAAACGATGACATGGGCGCGGGGAACTTCAGTGGACCCAACGCCCTGGCGCTTCGACTCTCGTCTGGGGCTGAGCAGATGGTTCAACCCATATCCCAGTCGTCCCAAAATCCCTCTTACACGGGAACGATTCTCCTTCCGGGTGCGACTCTAACTACACTCCCGGGGACTGACTTCATCAACGTGAGCGGCACCGACGATAAGGTCTCGCACGAGTTTCATTCCGGCCCCCTGAAATCGATGCGCGACATGCGGGTCGAGTTTTTCTACATGAATCGCGGTGAACTGTTACCGTATGACTTCAGATATCAGGACCACGTGCTGAAGTTCGAAGTCACCTGTTCGACCGACAAACTCGAGAACTTGACACCCTTGCCGCCGCCGTCGACGACGCCGCCGGATGAAGAGAAAGTAGAAACCGTAAACATTCCCGAACAAAAGGAGAATCTTTACAAGGTCGAATACATCTACATCGGCCTGATCATTTTCACAGGTATCCTGTTGATACTATCTATGGGGAAGCCGCGAGCCGCTTAGCGGGTGATGGCGTAGACGGGCTGCGCGGGCTTCGCGACGCGGCGGCTGACGGTGCTGACCGCGAGATAGACCACCACGGAGAGGAGGGTGGTCAGGAGAGCAGTCATCACGTACTGGCGGCCGCCGTTGCGGGGGACCTTCACGACCTGGGTGATGGACCAGCGGACGAAGTCCATCCAGGACATCGCAGCGGCGAAGGAGAAACCCGCGACGATGGAGTTGAGGGTCTGGGAAGAGAGCTCCTGGGAAACGAGGTTGACGGTCTCGATAGCAGCGGACATGGTTGGTTATACTATAGTCTAGGAAAAAAATTATTCGAACGACAGCTTCTCGTTGTCGTCCACGATCTTTTTAAACTTTTTTGTCTTGACCTTCTTGGAAAACATGTCCTCGTCGTCCGAATCGTCAGTAGAGCTCTCCGCCGATTCGTACTTCTTGAACTGATCGTCGTCGTTAAACGACCACGGTTCAGGTTCCGAGATGTCCATTACTATTAACTGCATTTTTTAACATCTCTTCTGCCGGACTCTGAGGGACCCACGCGTCCCACGCGTCGTAGGCCGCGTTGACTTCGTTCAGGAACGGGTCGTCGCCTGAGTACCGAACGAATTCGGGACAGTCTTCCACTGGAACCTCCTCCACCTCTTCGTCGGTTCCCGCCGGATCGTCTTCCTCGTATATCTCGGGCATCGTGCTGCCTATCACCTGACCCACTCTGCGCATGACACAAAACTTGGCGGCGTATTCGACATCTTCCGGTAGGAGGATGTCTCGTTCGCACCCCTTCGAGTAGTGTCCGGCGATTACTATGCTCTGTTCCAGCACGGGGAGTAATATGTCCACCATCGTGTTGACGTACCTTTCGGCGACGTCGTCCGTTGAGCCGTTAAATCCGGTTTGCATTAACATGTTACTTTCATTCGCGATAAAATGTTTCCGAAAAAACCCCGAAATATACTAGAATGAATCTCCAGCTCAGGAAATTCAAGCCCGAGACGATGACTGACGACAGGGTGTGCGTCTTCATCGGCAAGCGGAACACCGGTAAGTCCACCCTGGTGAAGGACATCATGTTTCACAAGAAACACCTTCCAGCTGGGATCGTCCTTTCCGGTACAGAAGAGGGCAATCATTTTTATTCGGACTTCATACCTGACCTCTTCGTGTACGGTGATTACGACAGGGATGCCATCGAGCGGGTCATGGCCCGACAGCGAAAGTTGGTCGGTGCCGGGAAAAAGAATTGCGGCGCGTTCATGCTTTTAGACGACTGTATGTACGACTCGAAGTTCTTGAAGGACACGTGCATCCGCCAGTGCTTTATGAACGGCAGGCACTGGAAGATCTTCTTCATGTTGACGATGCAATATGTCATGGATCTGCCGCCAGCGCTACGCGCTAACGTGGATTACGTCTTCATCTTGCGCGAGAACATCATCCAGAATAGGGAAAAGCTTTACAAATCCTTCTTCGGTATCTTCCCGTCGTTCGATATGTTTTGCCGGGTCATGGATGCGTGCACGGAGAACTACGAGTGTTTGGTCCTAGACAACACGGTGAAATCGAACCGAATCCAGGATTGCGTGTTCTGGTACAAGGCGACGCTTCGCAAAAACTTCAGGGTGGGCTCCCCGGACTTGTGGCGGCTACACAAGAAGATGTACAACCCGAAACACGGTGACGTCAAGGAGGACGACGCGAAGAAGGCGACCAGGCAGACCAGATTGAAGATAACCAAGACCAAGTGAGAATGCGTCGCAACGAAAGTTCAAAAAACTTAGGGTACAGTATAATGGCCGACAGCGTGATGACCATGAACCTCGCGGACAACGGCGAGGGTATGGTTCCCCTCATGAACAACAACCCCACGACCACGTTCAGGCAGAACGAGACGGCGTATATTCAACCTGAAAAAAATATCAATGAACATAAAGAGACTGCGATGGACTCTACCCCTATTAACGACATCATGATGGAGCCCCCCATGGTTCAGCACGAGCCCAAGATGCAAGGCGCGATGCCGCACATGACCGCTCCCGATCCCCAGGGAGGGTACCAGGTGCAGGCCGAGAAGCCCGCGAGCAAGAACCCATTCAACCTGACCGACGATCAGCTCACCGCACTCGTGGCCGGCTTCTGCGCCGCCGTCTCCGTGAGCAAGCCCATCCAGGATCGCCTCGCGACCTCTATCCCCAAGTTCCTTAACGAACAAGGGGGTAGAAGTTTGGTCGGCCTCGCCTCCACCGGCGCGGTGGCGGCCGTGATCTTCTTCCTAGTGAAGGATTACGTCGTTAAAAACTAGAGTTCCTCTCCCAACCCATGTTGCTGTAGATGGACTTATCCATTCCCACGAAATACGCGCCTAAAGCGCCGACGGCGAACGTCCCTGACAATAAGGCACTGAGTTTAAGTTTCTTATCGTTGGATGCTTTGCTGTTCTTCATGGCCTCCCTGGTATCGGACCAGCGCTGGTTGATGATGTAGACCAGGATGAAGCTGACCAGCGTCGACGCGAAGAAGAAGCCGCGGTCTATCGCCAGCTGAGGAATCATGCCGACGGCGTAGCGCATCAGGTTCGGCGTCACGAGGGTCATCCAGATCAGGTTGATCGTGTAGCTCTTTGAAAACTGAGGCACGAGTAAAGCGGCGTACAGTGCTATCCAGGAGAAAACCGCCCATGCCAGGACGGAAAGCGGTGTCTTCATATTAAAGTAACGTGAGATTATTTATCCTGGACGTGTTGACCGCAGAACTCCGTTTTCTCCATGACACGCTCGTAGATTCCAAGGGAGACGCATATGTCCCGGAGCTCCTCGTAATTTTTCCAGAACGCGGGTGAGTGTGAGTACTCCTCCACCGTGCAGTGCGCGAGCTCGTGGATCAACACGTGAAAAATCTCGTTGGGTTCGCCGTCCAGGCACAGGGCGATCTCCCCGCCCTTGTTGGTGTTCGTGCCCACGGTCTCGCTCATCCAGCGCTTGCCTGTGAGCGGGATGTGCCGCGTGAGCATGTGGAACTTTTCGTTGCCGGTCTCCTTCAGGTGTTCCCTGAGGGTTTTGTACTTTTCGTTGACGATCCTCAGGTTCTCCGGCTGCTTCGTGGTGACGAAGAGCGCGACCGCGAGTATGACGAGGACGATGATGGCGATCATCTCTTAGAGTATACGAAGATAAATTTACTGTAGAGCTCAGAGATGGGATTTCCCTCGAGGCCTTCCCAGCGCAGAAGCGTGAACCCCGCGTCCTCGAGGTGCGTCACCAACAGGTCTTTGTACGCGACCGGCTCGGATCTCGGCCCGTCCG